GAAGCCACAGAACTTCTTCAGATGGCCCAGAACTACCAAGATCAGTTAGATTTAATATCAGTTAAGATCACTAGAATTTTGGGTGGCGTTAAAGATGACGTCATCCACGAAATAGTAGACCAAGCTGTGCTGAATAAGGAGTCCATGACCTGGATTGTTGAAGAGATAAAGGACTGGGAGGAGTACAGACTAGAACACAAGGTTACGGGATAATGGTAAGTCTAAACCGAGCAGAACAGAAGCTTGCCCAATTTATAGCCAAAGAGCGCCACCTTCATAATAGACGCAACGGTATAGCCAATCGTCGAATGGGGCCACAGTCGGATGAACAAACCGATCTGGAGGGAATTGCTGCTGAAATAGCGTTTGCTAAATACACGAATGTGTACCCAGACCTAGACACTGATGGGGACACTCATCCTGTGTATGATGCTGTACTGCACGATGGTAAACTTGTTGATGTCAAATCCACTACCTACCCGAACGGTCGTCTTATAGTGGCACCTTGGAAGGATGTCGACGCTGTGGATGTGTACGTATTAGTTGTCGGAACATTTCCCAATTATCGAATTGCTGGTGGTATGGAATCGCAGCATTTGATGCGTAGCCACAGGATGAAAGACTTAGGTCATGGCGAAGTGTTTGTAGCAAATCAAGACGAGCTAAAACCTATTGATAAATTATTTAGAAGTGAAGAAACTGAAGCAATCTGATATTAAAAAGTTAAGGGAAGAACTCTTGGATCAGCAAGGAGGACAAGACCCAATCACAGGATTGCCAATTACAGATCCTGTTTTGGACCATGACCATGACTCAGGAGCCGTCAGATGCGTTCTACAGCGTGAAGTAAATTCCTTCGAGGGGAAGGTTTGGAATGCGTACAAACGATTTATACGGCCTCTGGGAGCCTCTTATGAGGATGTCCTGATTTCGCTAGTGGAGTACAAGAACAAGGATTACTCCAACAATCCTATCCACCCTAATCACAAGACAGATAAGGACAAGGTAATCAGAGAGTACAGACGCAGGATCAAGAGAGCTAAAAGACCACAGACAAAAGAGAAGTACAGGGTACTAATCAGGGAGTTGACAAACGAATCTAAATAGTTACAGTACCAATTATGTCAGAAGAACCAACCATTTCGTACCAAGACTTGTCACTAGCCCTTAATGTCATAGACCTAGCTGCTGGACGTGGAGCCTTCCAAGGCAAAGAACTTTCCGCAGTTGGATCTCTTAGAGACAGGATAGAAACATTCTTGTTGTCTAAGAAAGAAGAAGAAATTATCCCTCCCGAACCCTCAGACCCAAAGTGATCTGAACCTCTGATACGTTGGTAACCATCAAGGGCAGTGGGCGTAAAAACCTGCTGCCCTTTTTTATTCTTCTTTGAATGCGTCTTGCCAGTCGTAGATAGTTCTACCAACAATAGGTATGTACCTTACTGACTTTGACTCAGGCGATAGTACAGGTGGTGCAAAGTTAAACAGATCCTTAGATACTGCATCTCCAAAGCTAACTAGTGGAGGAGTAACCATGCCCATAGCTGCTGAACCTACGCCATCTCTCTTGGCTATCATTCCAGTGTAAGAGTTCAGGCCAAGCAATCTCCACAAGTTCTCAGTAGTAAGATCGGACATTGCTGGAAGATCTCCCTTGCGCAAGAAAGCGTGTATAAATTCAACAGGAGCGTTAGCAATCATAAGAGCCGTAAGCATCTGGAAAAGATTCTGTAACCCTTCCTGCATCTCATCTTCGTTGCCTGAGAATATCTTCTTGAAAACATTACGCCTTGCGTAGTCTAGCTGCTTGATCGTGTAGCTCTTCAAAGCGTACAGAAATCTTACGTTAGGGTTCTTGAGATACCAGTACGGCATATCAAACTTAGTAATAGGAGCAATGTTTGACAGCTTGTAAAACAAGAACTCAGCTACAATGTCTGACTTATTGCCAGCTCGTATATCATCCACTACCTGCTGCGCTCTCTCTGGTCCCATTAGCCCTGAGATCTCTTCAAAAGCCTTAGAAGAACTTTCAGATGCCCCATCACCTATCTGGTTTTTAATGCGATTGTACGTGCTGTTAAGGAACTTAGCCTTTAGCTTTTCATCAAGCTGACGAAAGCCAATAGCGTTGAACATAAAATCTATAGACTTCTGTAGCTTCCCAGGAATAGTTCCATCTGAACTAAACTCAAAGCCAGTAGCCTTAGTAGCCATGTTGATGTCGCTTAGATCAAACTGTACATCTCTGTCCCCTTGGAATGCACCTTGTTTATTCTCAAACAAGTTGTAAGCAAAGTCTCCAAGCTGAGTAACTGTACTAAGTGGAGAGCTAAGAAAGGCTAAAGTAGTAAAGCTTTTTAATCCCCTAGAAAAGTCAGCAAAGTCTTTCTGCCCAAAAGCTACGCCAGCATCTTCGCTGTACTTGCCAGTCTTTACAAAAGCACCTCTAAGGATTCTTAGTATTTCTTTAGTTCCCTGAGCATCTAATCTTTTCTCTGCTATCTCATCTACTAAACCCTGTATAAGTTTACCACGAGCTAAAGTTTTGGGCAAGTTGGCTGAAGAGGCAGCTTTCTTTTGTGGTATAGCAATGTTAATAGGAGAGTCTTGAGGAATTATAGGAGCATTTTTCATTTCCTCTGATAATTCAGAAAGCTCATCTCCTTTAATATCGAAACCATTTGAATCTCTAGGGAATAAATCAACAGGAATAGATTTTACGCCCTTGCTTCTAAAAGCATCAGACCTAGATCTTCCTTCGTGACCAAGAACATTCCAAGCCTTGTATGCGTCATTCCATTGAACAGTTAAAAACGGAGGAGAAATAGGCTTGCCTTCGTCTATAAGTTTTTCAATGTAGCCAGGAGTTTCATCGCTCCAACGACCAGGTGGAACAAGCTCCCTAAAGTATTCAGGAGTTACGTTTATTGTAAATCCCCTGTATGCCAAATCAGTTTGAAGTGGAACAACTCCTGCTCCTTTTTTTCTATCAAAATTTACATCAGGCCCTGGATCTAATCTCTTCTTAAATTCTTTGTTAGATTTATTAACAGCAGCAGCAATTTCTTTTCCCTTAGCCACTAACTTTCTGTTGTCCGGTCTGGTTTCCTTTAGTCCAAGCTGCCTTCTGAGGTACAATCTTAAGCTGGGATCTGCTTCAGCAGCCTTGATCTTGTTGAAAACGTACAAAGCTTTATCTACACTGGACTCAAATCTAATAGGAACTCCATTGATGTTAAGAGGAACTTCCATTATTAAAGGAAGTCCGTTCTGGGAAACCTTCCCACGCATCCTAGTGTCAACATCTCTGTCTGGGGCAACAGTAGGAGAGAGTCTAAGATTAGGATCTTCATCGTAAACACTAAGAACATTTATCGTAGAAGCGTTTGCGAACTCCTGCTCAAGAGTATCGCTATCCTCAATGTTCCTAAATTCATTACGATCTAGTTCCTTAGATCCACGCAAGAACTGCTTATCAGTTACTGAAGTAGCGAGCCTGTTTACATAAGCAATAGTTGCTTCGATTGGATCAGCGTAGTACTGTACATTGTCAGTAGAAACATTATCTATTATCCTGTTCTTTTGAGGATTAGTCCCAATCCCTTTGTACTGATCCTTGCCTGAGTTCTTAAGCTGCTCTAAAATGTACCGCTCTAAAAACTCAGCAGCTTCATCTAAAGAAACTTCCTCTTCTGGATTCTTCCTACGCTCAAGAAATATCTCCATTAAGTTCTCATCGGTTTTAATACCTAGTGACTTAATCAATCCTTCGTAGTTAGTTACAAATCTAGGCAAGTAATCTTCTATCTCTCCTACCCGAACTCCTTCAGCCCTAGCCTCTACAAGTATAGAGTTCAAGGCTTGTCTAAATCCTTGGAACTCTTTAGTAAGATTGTACTTCTCCATTAACGGAGCAAGGGCTTCTGCGTTATTAGTCTTGTGCCAACCCTCTTTGATTAGCTTGTAATCCTCTGGGTTATCTTTTTGGATTACTCTTAGCTTTTCAATAAAAGGACTTACCCTTTCAGCAAAATCATTTTTCCTTTTGATTTCATCGTAGCTGTAAGTCTTAAGTATTCTCCCTATGTTTTCGTTAATAGAAGAAATCTTTGACTCTATTGGTCTAGCTACGTCATCAAAAACTGACTTAACCTTTTTAAAAATTTCGTTGTTCTTTAATGCTTCAATAGAATCCTTAGTAACGGGAACAACTTTCTTAGATATGCTTTCAGAAATTTTGCTAACATCTATGCCCCGTTTCATAAGGCCATCAAGAACATTAGCAGTCAAAGGAGCGTTCTTTACCATATCCCTAGCCTTCAAAACTCCTTCAGCTAAAGACTTGTTTACACCAGATACTGCCTTATTTGCATTGCTAATAGCTTTAAGTGGGACAGCAGCAGCTTGCCTAGCTACTTCACCAGTTTCCCTAGCTATTCTAGGCGAAGCACCAGCAGCACCGAAAGCACCACCACCAATAGCACCAAGGGCAAACGCTCTACCAGTTCCTTCTAAGGTTTCTCTTTCAGGATCGTAACCAAATAAACTGTTAGCAAGAATGTTTAAACTAGCTTCATCAGCAGCTTCAGTAAAACCTTCTCCAAGTGCAGCTTTGCCTACATCTTTAGTGATTTCCTTAAAGGAATCTTTGGTAAGCTTACCCTCTTCTGCTAATTTAAAAAGCTTCTTGTTTATTTCCTTGTTTTTAAGAAATACTTTTTGTATTCCTTTAATACCAATTTGTTCAAGAGCATAGGTCTTTATCCCATTGATAGCCCCAACAGCTTCAGCAGTATCTTGCTCTTCTGGTGTAGCTGTAGATGGAGTTTTCCCTATACTTCTGTAGTAATCATCTTTACCAGTCGTATATCCCAATGGAATAGTACTGCCAGCAAAAACAGTACCTGCACCTACTGGACCAGCAGCTAATCCTCCAAGACCTACTCCTGCAAGCTGAGTTCCTATTTGACCAATAGTGTCTACTACTTGATAAGCAAAGTCCTCTTGAACACGTTGAGGAATGGGAGCGGTTAATTCTTCCCTGGCTTCTATTCTGGATTCTCTTAATGAATCTGATATTTCTTTTAAATCTGCCTTGTTTTCTAAATCAGCAAGACGATAATTTTCTTTGTACTCTGGTTCAAGTTCCTTAATAACTTGTCTAGGAACAGGCCCAAGACCTACGCCATAAGACAGTGTTGACCCCTGAGCTTCAGTAGTTTTTTTAAAAAAATCTACCAAAGATTCTCCAAGAGAGTACGCCCTGTCACTGATGTTTGCCTTAACTCCACGATAAACATCCCCAGGAGTCATGGAGATGTCTTCAAAGAGATGGTATCCCACCTCTTCCATTTCTTCCTTGCTAAGATTTTTAGGCGAGTATATTCTTTTTACTTGCCCATCCCTAGATCTAAATACATAGTCTGGCATTATTTCTTGCGACGAAACATTTTAAACAATCCATGTCCACCAATAGCTTGAGGAATATGGGATCGTTTCTTAGGGCCTCTTTCGTCTTTAACTTTTAATTCTCCTAATTTAACAGAAGAGCGCTTACGACCAGTCTTAGGACCAAACGTATGGCCGTAGTCAGTAGCTCGTAACTTGCGAACAAGCTCGCCCTCTTTGTTGTATTGCCTTTCGCCCTCAGGTGCTGGCTTAGAGTTGAACTTAGATTTACCTGGTTTTGTTTTTGAGTACGCCATAATTAAAATGATTGAATTTGAGGAACAGTGGGATAGCCGTATTGAACAGGAGGAGGTTGATCTGTATTTCTTTTCTGTACTGTTGTTCCATCTGGCAATGTAACCTCCTCATCAGGATCTTTACTTTCAGAAAGCCTACCTAAGCCAATAAGATCTACAATTTGTGAAGGAGCGCCGATTGCCTGAAGAATTTCTGGATTCTCTTTAAGAATTTGATTGTACTCTTCAATACTTTCAACATCAAAGGGGCCAGCTTCAAATTCTTTTTTTCCACTA